ACCACCTATGGTAAAAGGTAGGTGACTCAGTCTTACTTGTATAAGCTAGATACAGAGACATAAAAGTGTCTAGCTTAGGCTCAACCTCTTTCATTAGCTTCCTCCTCTTTATATACAGGAAATCTACTCTGTCTCTGACCAATACTCTGCACATTTCTTTTTAAGGTGCTTTCCATTCTTAACTCCAGCTGGTGCGACAAAAGTTCTTATAATATTATCGTAGCCTTTAATAGTAAGTGGGACTTCCATTCTTTCCTTAACCATATCACATAAGTAGTCGTGACCTTTACGGTACTGAAAGAGAATAGAGTCATGAATTTGAGCTATAAGTTTAAAGTTGGCTCTGTGTTTAGGGTGCATAGCTATATCATAGAATACAGATAAGTATGCTTTGTTTAGTGTTTGAGCATTTAAGCTCTGTGGTGGGTGTGCTATGTAAGCATTAAGAGCTGGTTTTCTTTTAGATGGATTAGAGAAACAGTATCTAACCCAAGCTGGGTGCTTTAATCTTTCTTCTTCATAAGAGCTAATAGCTTCTGCTCTGCTAGCTTCACTATCTAATACAGTGCTATTCCATTTATGATGCCAAGCCATAGAGGTAAGCTTGTTAGTTCTCATTACTTCTTCTACTACTCCTGCATAGAATACTTTCTTTATGTTAGGGTAAGTCTTATGAAACTGAGCTAGTAAGTGTTCAGCTACTTGTACTTGCCCCCAGAATTTTGGTAGCTTAAGAAGCTGCTTAGCATGAGCTATATTAGCCTCACCCATAGTATCTATAAGAACATAAGCTCCCATGTTATAGTTAGCTCCATGATTAACTGGCTTAGCTAGACTTCTTAACTGCTTTGTTACTTCCTCAAAAGGAACACCAAAAAACATAGAAGCGTTAGACTTGTGAAAGTCAGGGCTATGTTCTACATTCTCTATAAGCTGCAAGTCACCACTTATGTAAGCAGTGTCTCTTGATTCTGCTTGAGATAAGTCACTCTCTGCTATAAGAAAGCCCTCGTCTGCTTTGAAAGTTCTCTTAACTGCTTTACCTCTAGGTATATTCTGTATCTGTAAGCCACACCAAAAGTGATGCTCCTTACTAGCTAATCTACCTGTATCTGTACCATGAGGATTAAGAGAGTATAGCACTCTGTTACCTGTACCGTCTAACCTATGAAACTCTTTAGCTTTAGCTCCTATCTGTAAGTACTTCTCTTTAAGAGTTCTAGCTTCTCTTATATCAAGTACTAGGTTTAAAATCCTAGCATTAAATGGGTGTCTGTACTTAGCTTTTTCTATGTTCTTAGAGTCACAAGAAGGTAAGTCTATGCAGCCAAGTATTTTAAACAAAGCTCTCATCTGTACTGGTGACTTAACATTAAATGTATTGCCTTCTTTTATAGCTAGTATCTTATTAAGGCTAGCAGTAAGCTTCTCTACTTTGGCATCTGCTTCAACTCTAGCTAGATTTAACTCAGTCATATCTCTTTCTATGCCAGTCATTTCAGATAAGTGACAAGGAAATAAGAGAGGGAACTCTAACTTATAGTTATCTAAGGCAAACTTGGGCGCCTCTAATAACATAGCTAAGAAGCAATTACCTGTACCCCAAGTATCTAAAGCATTGTACTTATAGTACTCATATAAGTCATTAGTCTTTGCTAAGTCTTTCCAATAGACTGCCTTTCTTATAAAGAAGCTATTAAGAAAACCTAAATCTTTTGGTAACTCACTGTACCAACAATGAAATAAGGTAGCTGTATCATATAGATAGTTATATACAGGGCAGTTATACCTTGTTAGGTAAGATAAATCATACTTAAAATTCTGTCCTATCTTAGGTGCTTTAAGCTGCCAACACCATTTGCGCATAACTGCTAAGTTATACTCTGAGTTAAGAGGTAGCACTACACTGATAGACTCATAAGAGTTATTTACTACCTTAAACCCTGTGAAAGATAAGCATCTTATCTGTGCATAGTCTCTTAAGGTTTCTATATCTATAGATATTAAGAAGCAAGTAGAGAACTCTAAGAATAACTCTTGCTCTACTTCTGGATTTAGTAGTTTGTACCCTTTAAACTCACTAGGCTTGAACCATTTTTCTTTCTTAGTTAGCTTACTTATTAGTCTGCTAGCTATAAACTTACCAAAAGAAGTAGTGACTAATTGCTTCAGTGGCTGCAAAAATACTACTTCTATATCTGGGTCGCTAGAATTAAAGCCAGCTACTAGGAAGTAACTACCTGAGTAGTTAGATAAGCTGGGCGCCTTTCTCTCAGTCCAATGAAGTAGTTTGCTTAATAAGCTTATTGAGGTAGCTATCACTCTAGTAACACCTTTCTGCTTACAATATACTGTTAGCTGAGTAATGGTAGTGATAGTATCTAAGCGTAATAAGACTGTAGCACTACCTATGCAAGGCTTAAGTTGAGGTAAGTACTCTTTATCTTTAGGGTCGCCCCAGAAAAGTAGTAGATTAGTTAGCTCATGCCTAGGTCTCTTAGCTTCTTGCTCTCTAAGCTTTGCTATATGAGAGCCTAAATCTATTTTCTTAGGTAGTGGCTTAGGTGAGAAGTGAGGTGAGTTTTTGGCGGGCAAGCTAGGCATAGTAAAAACCTATAGAAGCTTCCTTATATGCTTCTGCTACATCTTTATATCCTTCTTGAGCTAGATATTTAAGTAATAGATTTTCACATTCATAGTGAGTTAACTCTGGGTCTTTCTCATTACTTGCTTGTAGCTCTTTAAGCTTTCTTATTATATAAACTCTAGTAATCATTATGTTTCCTTTTAATTTCTATAGTGCTTTATACCAGAAAAACCCCATACCATTACAGTATGAGGCTTGTAGCTTGTAGCTTGTAGCTAAGAGCTTAGACCACTTGGATTTCTTTTACTTGCAAATAAACTTTACTTGTATCATTCTTATCTACTCGTAAACCAGTTAAGATAATACACTCTACTTCTTTGACACCTTCTATGATGTCTCTGATAGTAGATAACTGCAAAGCCGCACCAAAAGGTAGAGCACACTTCTTAAGATTACCACGACCATACTCATTACTAAGCATGAACATAGTGCTAGAAGTATCACCTGCTTTAGGGTAATCATCTACGCTTACACTAGCATCTGCTAGCTCCAGAGTCTCAATCAATTTAAACTCAAGCTCGATTGCTGCTTTACCATTAATCTCTTTCTCAGAGAATGTAGCTAACACTTTATGTGCGCCAACAGGGTACGGAGTATAGCTTGGTAAATCATCTAAGTCGTCTAAAGTAGTATCAAGTAAGTTATTTAAGTCTGACATAATAATGTATTCCTATTTATGTTAGTTATATTATTTATATTAAGCATGGTAGTTATATAATTATTTATATAAGTATATTTAATATAAGCTGTTAGGGTAATTCCTAACTTGCTAGCTTCCTCTTATAAGTAGAAGGAGCTAGTGTAGTTAGAGACTATGAGATCTATACGAGATCTATACGAGATCTATACGAGATCTATATGAGATCTATTTTTTCTTTGCTCTAAGCCTAGCTAGTATATCACTAGCATTAGAGCTAGAGCTAGAGCCAGTAGCTAGCTTACTTGCCTTTACTTCAGCTGCTATCTTAGGAGCTAGCTCTGGTTTAAATAGAGGCAAGAGACTAGGCTCACCTGCTATAGATAAATCAATGCCACTTTGTGAGCCTGCTATTACAGAGGTACTAGAGGTAGTGCTAGAGATGCAAGTATGCTTTCTATTCTTTCTCTCTAAGTATACTACATCTGTAAAGTACTTAGTGATATTCCTAGAGAAGTTACGAGTACCACCTGTGGGAGCTAAGGTAGTTTTCTTACCTTCTGTAACTACTTCATTCTCATGAGATATAAATATCACATTATAATGAGCTTGCTGCACATGAGACAAGACTGTATCTAAGAGCTTACCTAAGTTACCCCAGTCATTATAATCTAGCTTATAATCATCTGGCTGCCCTCTGGTTATGTTAGCTATAGCACTGTTACTTAACTGAGTAAGAGTATCTATTACTAATATAGTATCTAGTGGAAAAGAAGATGCGTCTACATGAACAGTGGGCGCATTATCTTTCCTACATATCATACAGTTTACTTTACCATGAGCCTCACATATATCTACTGCACCTTTAACTAGCTTAAGTACAGTCTCTATAGCTATTGGATAGCTGCGAGTATCTGGCAAGTCTACTATCTCTATCCTTTCTTGATAAGCAGGAGGCAGTTGATATAAGACTCCATGCCCTGCCTCTAAATCAATCCAGACTAGATTGAAGTGTTCAGCTAACTTGCCTACTAAGAGACTCTTACCTGAGAAGCTAGCCCCATAGACTATAACTCTCTTAGTCTGTGATGCTTTCTTATTAATTAGTTTAGCCATAAGGTTATGCCTAAAGTAATCATAAATACTGTAAGAAATACTACTACAGTAATAATATCTTTTTTCTTCTTAGCTAGCTTATAGGCTGCGAATCTTTTTGCAATCTTTCTATCTAAGTCGGTAGTATAATTATTCATTAGCTAGCATCCTCTTCTGTAAGTATAAGATAAGGCTTTTGGTCTTTCATAAACTTATCCCATACATTGATATGGTGGCTTACTGTGTCTAAGTTAGAACACACACTTTTAGGGAACCACTCTTCTATTACCTCCCCTGACTTTTGGTCTACTACAGTTAAGAGTATGGCTTTTTGTGTGTCTCTCTCTACAGATACAAAAGAAAGTAAGATAGAGTTATCAGTCCTAGTGTCACATTTTATACCATATATCTTTGCATTCTCTCTAACACTGCTAGAGCCTTCAGGTACTTCATAGCCTTCAGGTGCTTCATATACTGCACCTTCTGTATAAGCAGATAGAGGTAATAAGCTACTCCTATCTTCTGGTGGGCTTACGTTTGTGTTTATGCTTGTGTTTACGTTTGTGTTTATATTGTCAGTCATAATTCATTTCCTTTGTCAATTTGGCTCTCTAAGAGAGCATAAAAATCTAATGTAAAGTCATAGCTACTTTCTCTATTCTTTATATCAGATAATATCTTAGTGGTAAGAGGCTTAACTATGTTCTCTGTGCTGAGAGTACATATACCTAAGTACTCACACTCTCTAAAGAAGTCAAAGCAAGACTCACCGTGCATAGGATATATATCATAAGACTCATATACATCTATTAACTGAGTGTCTATAAGAAGCTCTTGGAGCCATAAAGCTCTTTGTAGAAGAGATTTCTCAAAAGGCAGCTCTACATAAGATAAACTTTTAGTTTCATAAACTAAGTATAATACTTCATAGCTAGAAAGCTTAGGGAATATCTTATCTAATACTACACTGTAGCCTAGGGCTTGCCCGCTATTCTTAAATACAGCGGAGTTAGCAACACCACTAGATGTTTTATTCTCTAATACTAATGCTTCCTTAGTTACTTTATGCCTTAGCACTGCATCTATAAAGCCTCTGTACTTATACCCATTAGGTAAAATAAGCTGGAAAGATAACTCAACTGCTGGCTTACCTTTCCAGTAGACTAATTCATACTCATCTAAGAATCCATTAGATAGAAGGTCTCTAAACTTCTGTACTGCAAAGACTGCTAACCAAAAAGATTTCTTTTGTCTAGGTGTCTCATCTAATAGGTCAGCATCCCACTCAAGAAGTACATCTAAGATTACCTGAGCTTCAGACTTACCTTCTAGTGCGGACTGTATACCTACACCTACAGCTGAGCCATAAGCAAAAGTAACATTCTGCTCAGTTTGTTTAAGATCTTCTATGGCTACTTGCTCAGATGAGAGCCTGTATAACTGGTACTTTCTAGGACACTTATGAAGTAAAGTCCTAGAAGAATGAGATAAGAGTTTAAGTCTAGGGTCTACCTCGCCATCTTCTAGCTTAACTATCTCTATAAGACTATTAGTCTCTACAGCTGAATCTAAAAATGATTTTGAGGTAGAAGAGGTAGAAGAGGCAGCTATACTTAGGTCTAAGAAAGATTTGGGTGCAAGCTCACTTGGTAAAGAGCTAGCTGCT